ATTATTATTTATTATTAATAAATCTGGCGCAAATTCTCTTTATAAGATATATAAGCATTGCTAATTAATTTTATAAAAAGAATTTGCGCCAATATATTTTATTTATTATTATTATTTATTATTTATTATTTATTATTTATTATTATTTATTATCATTATAAATAACTTCTTCGATAGAATTTTTGATTAATAATTTGATGACATTAATTTCTTTATGTTTATTGCCTAATCTTCTAACTCTACCAATAGCTTGATTTTCTGTATTTAGTCTATATTGTTTAGAACCGTAAACTGGATCTAAAAATATAATTTCTTCTGCATTAGTTAGATTACTACCAGAAACTGTATTTTCGGAAGATAACATAATAATTCTAAAATTATTATTATTATTATTATCATTAATTTTAGTATTAAAAAGTTTTAGAACATTATCTTTTTGATAGACATTACCTTGACAATATAGATGTTTAATATTATTTTCAGTTAGAACTTTACCAACTTGTTTAAGTAGATAATCCCATTGAGAGAATATGATTCTATATTTATTAGGAGTTTTATTAATATAATTAATAATATATGCTAATTTAGTACCTAAAATTTTAGCATTAACATCAATATTATTGTTAGTATGGAAGACTTCATTTTTATGTAGTATTTTATTACAAAGAGGGCATTTTTGATTATTTTTGAGAGTAAATTCAAGACAAGTATAACAGAAGATATGACCACAGATAGTAAGACCGAGATTATCTTTATTAATATTATCCATACAGACGACACAATCTTGTTTTTGAAGTTCATCATCATTTTTGATTAATTTAAGGAAATTATTAAAATAGGTTAATTGTTTATCTTTACCATCAAGAATTTGTTTAAGTTCTGGTAATTTTTGAATTTTATTTAATAATTCATCTTGAAGATATTGATAAGTTAATTGATTAGTTTTATTATTATCTTCTTTTTCTTTAATTTCATCTTTAATTTTTTGTATTCTTTCTAGACAGGCATCATAATTTTCTTTTGCTTTATTAAAATCATTAAAATACATTTTTTTAATAATATTATCCATATCTTCAATATTATCTAATTTTTTATCTATATTATCTCTTATAATTTCTGCTAATCTTGGATGACAACATATTTGTCTTAAAAATATATCAGTTGGTTTATTATTTGGATCAGCTAAATATGAATTATAAATAGCTCTTTCAGTATCAGTAAAATCAAGCCAAATAATATTTTCTTTAATTTCTGGTAATTTAAGTATTTTCATATTTTTTTCATGTGTATTTCTACTAAAATGGTGTTTTACATAATTATAATTAAAATTATTTTCAATATTTAATTTTATAATATTATCAACTCCATCAGTTAAATAATCAATAATTTTAGATAATGAAGATTTTTCAATATCATTTTCATCATAAATATTAATTTTTTGGAAAGGTGTACCAGATAAAATCCATTTATAATCACTTTCAAGATATTTTAATTTAACAAATAATTTATTATCTTCAATTTCGTGATATTCATCTATAACTATTCTATGATAATATAAGTTAAAAATATTTACATCGCCTTTTAATATATTTTTAATAATATTAATTTGATTAATACCTTGATGTTGATCTAAATCGCAATTTTTGAAGAAATTAGAAGAAATAATAATAACATCTGCATTAATTAAATCATAAAATGTATATTTATAATAATGTCTTTTTGTTAATAATTCTATTATTTTTAATTTATTATTAGTATGTAAATCAAATTCTCTTGACCATTGACCACATAAATGATTTGGAATTATAATTAATGTTGCTTTTGAATATAATTTATTATTTTTTATAAAATTTTTATAATTACTCGTATTTTCATTTATTAATGTAATTATTTGTAATGTCTTTCCCATTCCCACTGCATCAAATAATCCTCCTCCCCTAAATTTTATTTTATTTATTAACTCATTACTTTGTTCTAATCTCTTCCTTTTATCTTCCTCTAAATTATCTTTTATGTAATCAAAAGCATTATATTCATTATTTTCTATTTTTATCATCCAATTTATATTATTTATCTGATACGGATATAATTCCGTTTTTATATTACTAAATTTTATCTTATTTATATCACTTATATGACTCATTCTTAATATTTCCTCTATTAATATCCTATATTTATTTATTATTATTAGATTTTTTAAATTATACATCTCATAATAATCATTGTTTATTATTATATCATCTACCATATTTTTTATTTCCATATATTCTTTTCTATCATCTTCATCATCTATATTAGCTAAATCATCTCCATAATCTTCATCATCACTATTATCTATATCATCTTCATCATCTTCATCATCTATATTATCTAAATCAAGTATATTAATTTTTTTATTTTTTTTATTTATTTTATTTTTATTATTTATTTTATTTTTATTATTTTCTATATTTTCTATATTTTCTATATTTTCTGTATTTTCTTTATTTATATTTTCATAATAATTAGAATAGAATGCATATTGCTCTATAAATTCCTCAATTAAGCTATTATTTGACATTTTATACATATTTATATAGTTTTATCTATATATTTATTATTTTTCAATTATTTTTGATTTTTCTCATTATATTATATATCCAAAAAAAATTGATTTTTTTATTAAATGGCTTAAAGATTTATTGAAATTATATATTATAATATGTCTGCCACAAAGCAAAGAAGCCAAAAAGTCAGCAAAACCGAAACCGCCACCCCTGTAGTAGAAGCACCCCCTGTAGTAGCCTCTTCCACTGTTGTATCCGCTACCCCCGTAGTTACTGATACCCCCACTGTTGTAGGTGCCACTGAAGAAGTCCAAGTAGCTGGAAGCACTCTTGTATCTTCTTATGAAGCTCTCCAAGCCCGTCTTGGAAGACTTGCAAGAGAACTATCTGATACTCGTTCAGAAGTAAAGAAGTTCTTTAAACTTGCCCAACAACAAACTGGTAGAGGACGCAGTCGCCGTCGCAACACTACATCATCACCACGTGCACCAACTGGATTTGGAAAACCCAAACCAGTACCAGAAAAACTCCGTGTTCTTCTAGGTCTCGAAGCTGGTGCTGAACTACCTCGTCCTAGTGTAACTGATAAACTTTATGAATATATGAACACACATAATCTCCGTGCTCAAGATAAGAGAATTATGCGTGTAAATGCCGAACTTGCACAAGTCTTTGGATTTGATAAGAGACAAGTAGAAGCAATCAACAGTGCTACAGCACATAATGATCAAAATGGTCTTAACTTCTACAATATCCAAAAACATATTGCAAGACTTTATCCAGCCAAGGAAACTGGTGTAGTAGCAAGTGCAACTCCAGCACCAGCAACTCGTGTAACAGTAGAAGCAGAAGCAACATCTACACCTTCAAGTGTACAAGCAAGTGGAAAGAGAGGTGCAAAACAAAGTGCAAAATAAAATAATTAATTTAATTTACTTTATTTAATATAAAAAATAATAATATTTTTTATTTAGTTTTTATTTATAAATATTTAGAGATATTAATATAGAGATTGCCTCTAGAGATGGAATTATTAGAATTATAGAAAGGAAGTCCCATATTATTGAGAATATAAAATTTGCCTTCATTAGTGTTAATAAAATCAAGATTATTAGTATCAAGAGAATATTTTTTATTATTAATAAAGGTGAAATTATTAGAGGGAATAATAATATAAATATCATTATTAAGGATGATATAATTAATATTATTGATAGTGGTATTAATAATGTTAATATTAATAATAAGATTACCATTAGAGGTATTAATAGATTCGCCTTCATTTTCATAAATTTGTGTTTTATCAATAGGATATATTTCTTCAATAAAGTCATTTTTAGTAATTCTATTATATTTTAGTTGTTTAGATTTATTGTAATAAATATCATAAAGTGAAAATTCAAGATTAATATTAATATCTAATATTTTTAATTGTGATATGTATTCTAAAAAATTTAAATTATATAATTTATCAGAATCTTCTTCTATCTTTCTATATATTATTATTGATAACTTTATATAATCTATTTTTGATAATTCTTTGTATATTGTCTTTATTATATTCTCTATTATTCTATTTATTATATCTACTTTCTCCTTATTATTTAAATTATTATATGTTTTTATATTTATAAAATTATCATATAACGACTTTTTATTTGTATTTGTTAATGTATCATATGCATATTTTATTTTTATAAATATATCTTGTGCTTCTTTACTATTATTCTTATCTGGATGATATTTTAATGCCATTTTCCTAAATGCTTTTTTAATTTCTTCTATATTATCTGTTTTATTTATTCCTAATATATTATATAAATTATCACTCATTTCTACCATTATATTATATTTATTAATTATATTTATTTATGCGTATAACCTTTCTTTTTTTATTATTATTCTATTTTATTATGATTAATTCTAATAATAATAATTCTTTTAAAAATCAATATAATATTAAAAAAATTGAACGACAAAATAGATTAGACCAATCTAATCTTTCCTCTAATCTTGATACTCTCAAAAATCTTATTATTAAACCACAAATTATTGACAAAAAAAATAATATTGATATCACTAAAATTCTTCCTAATATTCAAAAAGAATCCGATTCACAAGTTTCTGAAGCTTTCAAAAAAAGAACCAATCTACCTTATAAAGGTATCATTAAAGATTTTGATTACTCCAAAATTAGAGAAAAACATTCCGAAGATCTTATCGTCCATAAAGTCTCTAATACTGATAAAATACATTTTAATGATGATAAAAATAAATACGAAAAAACTATCTCCAAACAAAATGAAGATCTTAATAAAACTTACGCTAAAGATAAAATTAATGAACACAAAAAACAATTCGAATATCAACATAAATATAAATATAGAAATAAATTAGACTCTAATTCTAATTCTAACTCTAATAATGATATCAGAACTGATAGAATCGAATTCTATAAAAAAGAACAACAAAAAAATGAAGAATCTAAACAAAAAATTAATGATATACTACTTAATTTAATTGATTCTGGCGTTATTTCCGAAAATTTAGACTCTATCAATTATGATAAAATTAATATTGATGATCTTGAAAAAAAACTTAAACAAGAATTCGGTGAAGACGAATTTAATAAATTAATGCTTGATATTAAAAAATAATCTTTTTTAATATATATTCTTATTCTAAATATTAAAAAATAATTTTTTTTAATATATATTATTATTCTAAATATTAATTTTTAATATATTATTATTTATATATGGAAAATAATAATAATAATTATGATTATGAAGCTCCGGATGTTCCACCAGATATTCCTACTTCTTCTCCACCTCCTAACAATATTAATAAAAATAAATTACCTTCTTCTTCTCCTCCACCTACTATAATTAATAATAATAATAATAATAAAGAAACTATTATAGAAAGAATTATTGAAAAACCTATTTATATTAATAATAATTCTAATAATATGTCCTCTAATTCTTCTTCTTTATCTTCTTCTATACCTTCTTCTATTCCTTCTTCCTCTCTAACTTCTGATATTAAATTTAATATTATTAAACCCCAACCCAGAAATAATTTAATTTCTACTCATAATATTAATTATTCTGATTCTTCTAATTCTTCTAAATCATCTAATATTATTAAAGAAGAATCTAAATTTGAATCTAAATTTGAATCTAATAAAGAATCCTCTTTTGTTAAACCTTCTTTTATTAATAAAAATACTGTCTCTATTTCTGGTATTGATATTTATGCTTCACGTGTTGATAGTACTAAATTAGATATTAATCCTGTTTCTCTCGCTGTTAATATGTTATCGAATAATAAAAATGTTGTTAGTATTTTAAATAATAAAATGTCTATTACTGTTAATGGCACTATTTTAGATAAAATTAATTATCTTATCAGTTTTGTTTTACAAGATAGATTGGGTCAAAAATCTTTAATTAGTGATTTAGTTAATGCTGTTATTAATGAATGTCCAGAAAATAAATTAGATTTTAATTCTATACCAAGAATTATTATTGTTATTATTGATTTATTAAATGCAAGTATGGAAAGAACCTATTTAAGAATTATCACTAAAAGAGATGTCGCCATTTTTATTAAATTATTCTTTATTGTCCTTTTAGAAGCTAAAATTATTTCCGTTAAATTTGATGATAAAACTAAAATTTATAAATTATTTGATGACTGTATAGATTTATTAATCAGAAAAATTAGAGTTAATAAAAGATCTATATTTTGGTGGCTTACTTGTTGCTGTTCTGGTTGCTGTGGTTATAAAACTTGGGGATGTATGTAAAATTTTTATTTTTTATTTTTTATTTTTTATTTTTTATTTTTATATATAATGCCTTTAAAAATATTACCTATTAATTTCTCTTTTCCTAAAGAAAAAATTGTCACTTCTATTCCTCCAAAAAATTTATTATTAGCTCCTCTTATCCCGGGTAATAAAGCTACTTATATATATAAAAATGAATTTACTTATTATAATCAATATAAACAATCTTTATTTGCTATCACTTGTAAAAAAGGTGGTTGGGACTGTTTAAGACATTACGAAATTATGGCTTGTGGCTGTATTCCTGTATTTTTAAATATTAATGATTGTCCATCTAATACTATGTCTCTACTTCCTAAAAATCTATTTCTTGAAGCGAATACCCTTTATGATTCTCTTAAATATAAATCTTTTAATCAATTAACTACTGACGAATTAACTTCTTGTTATATTCTCATACAAAAATTTTTAGATTACTTGATTAATAATTTAACTACTGAAAATATTGCTAATTATATTATTAAATCTACTATCAATATTTCTAATCCTAAAATTTTATATCTTTCCGGTAATTCATATCCTGATTATCTTAAAGATTTAACATTACACGGTTTTAAAAATATTTATAAATCTAATTTTCACGATTATCCTAAAATTACTCATATGTATTCCGATTTTATAGGTAATAAAAATAATCTTTATGGTAGAGGTATGACTTATTCTAAAACTATCAATTCTAATCTATTTTTAGATTTATCCGAAAATATTATCATTAATAATATTACTACTCATTTTTATGATGCCATTATTTATGCCTCTTATCATAGAGGTATGCCCTTTTTTGATATCGTTAAACAATATTATGACGATTCAAAAATTATTTTATTATGTGGTGAAGATATTCATAGATGTATAGATATTAAAAATAAATATAAATTTAAAAATCATAATTTCACTTTATTTGTTAGAGAATTATAAATTTTTTATTATAAATATTAATTTATATATTATTATATTAGTAAATAGATATGGTATTTCCTATTATGAAAAAAAATATTTGTGGTGGTATTATTATCACTAAAACTAATAATATTAATAATAATATTGAAATTATTATGGGTAAAACTAATAATAATCTTAATACCTATGAAAATTTCGGCGGTCATCCTTCACCCTCTGATATCTCCTGTTTTCATACCGCTATAAGAGAATTTATTGAAGAATTTTTTAATATTATCCCTACTCCCGAGTCTGTTAATAATATCTGTAATATCCTTATTAATAAATCTCTTATTATCGCTCAAATTGAATTTTGTGGCGTTTCTTATCTTATCGACTTCTCTACTATTGAAATTATCTTTATTTCCCTCATCAATGATATCCCAAATTCTTATCTCCAAAAATATTTTATTAATAATAAATTTGATTATAATTCTTTTTTAATTAATAGAATTATTACCGATAAACCTTATAACGGACTTAACGAAATTCATAGTCTTCATATTATTCCTATCTCCGATATTCAACATAATAAATATAAATTACGCCGTTTCTCTAAAAAAATTATTAATCTGTTTTTTTAATTTTTTTATTATTCATATTATATATATGGGCAATAAAAATTCTTCTAATGTCGAAATCAGTGTTTATCATAACAACACTAAAGTTAATAACTCATCCAAATCTATATCCACCTCCACTCCCACCAAATCTAAAAATACTATAAACTCTATTACTTCTTCTACTCCTGTTTCTATTTCTCCTACTCATATTCAAGTTGCTACTGAAGAAATAAAATTAACCGAAATTAAACTTGATGAAGTTAAAGAAGAAGTTAAAGAAGAAGTTAAAGAAGAAGTTAAAGAAGAAGTTAAAGAAGAAGTTAAAGAAGAAGTTAAAGAAGAAGTTAAAGAAGAAGTTAAAGAAGAAGTTAAAGAAATAAGACAAGAAACAAAAGTGATATTAAGTGATATGATGATAGAAATAATAAAATTATTTGCAAATAAAGAAGAAATAGCAGATATAATTAAGTTATTAAAGTTAGATTTAACAGAAGAAACAAAAAATAAATTAATGGATTTATTAGATTTATTAACTAAAGATTTAACAGATAATAATGTAATATTATCAATTGCAAATGAAACTAAAAAAATAATTTCAGATAATAAAATTGATTTATATGATATTCCATCTTTTATTAAAATTGCTACTGATGTTTTTAGTGTTAAATTAAATATAGGTGATATTAAAAAAATAAATTCTTCTGATGTCTGTAAAGTTATTGAAATTATTTGTGTCGGTTTAGTCAAAAAAAATATTATTAATTTAGATTCTACTATTGATGACGAAAAATTAATTAGAGGTATCACTTCCTCTATCTCTCTTTTAGAAACTACTATTAAAATTTCTAAATCTAGTTGTTTCTGTTGTAAAAAATAAACTCATTTTTAATCTTGTTCTTTATTTTTTCTTCATATATCATTTCTTCATATATTTCCTTATTATTTAATTTATAATATTGTTTCTTAATATTATAACTCATCTTTTCTATTTTACTTTCCTCTATTTCTTGTTTATTATTTATTCTATTATTATAATATGTCCTCCATTTAATCTCTATTTCTCTATCTTTTATTATTTTTCTTATTATATCATTTATTACATTTATTAATTCTATATATTTTTTATATATTCTATCACTATTCTCACTTTCACTCATGTATCTTAAAAACTTTCTTATTGGTTTTGTTATTCTTATTATTATATTATAACATTTATATTTCTCATTTATCCTTATATCTCTTAATATTTCCTCTTCTGTTATTCCAATTTCTTTCTTATTTCTTATATTCTCTATAATTTCATTAAATCTATTTATTATATTCTCTATAAATACTCCTAATAATTCTTCCTTATTTTCTGATCTATATATAACTTCAAAATATATTTCATTTATTTCTTTTATAAATTTATTTATATCTATCTTCTCATTTCTTCTTATTTTTTTATATAAATCTTCATTTGAATATATTAATCCAATTTCTCTATCCACATTTATTAGCTTTTTGTCATTTTTCTTTATCTCTCTAAACATTCTCTCTATCTCTCTCTCTTCCATATATATTTTATTTATATTTTTAGTTTTTTTACTTTTTTTATTTTATTTTCTCCTTTTATTTTAGTTAAATGTTTATTACTCATTATCAATATAAAATTAATAATATTATCTCCAATTTTAAATTTACTAAAAAATTTATTAATAATAACATCTTTAAATATACCATCTTCTCCACTTTTGATATTTTTTTCTCTTTTATCTATAATCATAATACTAATTTATTCTACGATTTCGTTTTCTTCCCTACTCCCTTTCTTAATACCACCGAACTTTATTTTTTTACTAATATCCTTAATAATCTTCATTATATATGTAATATTATTATTGATATCTCTTTTATGTCTTCCGATTTTGATAATTTTATCATTCAAGAATTTATTCAAGAAATTTTTAACATCGATACAATCTATTTTAATATTAAATCTATTCCTCTTTACATTAATTATCCTATCAAATATTTTAATCTTGACCTCATTAATATTTCTCCTACTATCAAATTTATCATCATCAATAATAATCTTAAACTTAAATTTATTAATGTTCCCGATTTTATTACAATCTATAAATAAAAAAATTGAAATTTTTTATAGTTAATAAAGATATAATAATAAGAATGGAAGAGATAGATAAAGTATTTAATAAGTGGTTTGTAAATAATGAAAAAAATAAATTTATAATATATTCCTCATATTTTATTCCTGTTTTATCATTTGAAATAAATGATAACAAAATTGAAAAAATAATATTTACACCTTTTAAATTATTTGAACTTTCTAATATTTTAAAATTTTTTGATTTAATTTATTATAATAATATTTATAAATTAGATAATAAAATTATTATTGATATTGTTAATCTTGATAATACTGAAAGTTTTAATACTTTTAATGAATTTATTATTTCTTCTAATTATTTTAATTATATTTATCTTACTTCTTCTTTTGAATATATTTATCTTACTATTGATCTTATAAATTCTAATCCATATATTACTAATATTATTATTTTTCCTTCAATCTCTGATAATATTAAATTTATTAATAATATTAATAATATTAAAATTGATTTTAACTATGTTAATAATAATCATTTCCTAATTTTCGCTATTATTATTTTAATCAATTTTTCTATCTTTCTTTTTATTTAATTATAAAAATCTCTTTCTTTCTATATCAAAACAACACCCTTTTATTTTATTTCCCAAATATCTAACATATCCACCTGATGATAATATAAATCTATATTTTTCTATCCTATATTTTTTATCTTCTATCTTTTGCCATTCTTCTATAATATCTTTCTGTCTAAATGTCTGTGGTATCACTCTTTTTATTCTTTCCTCTACTATTTCCAATAATTCACTTTTATCAATCTCTTTCTCTTCTATTAATTCATATTCATATAAATTTATTATCTTTTTCTTCTTCTCTATTATCTTATATCCATTTTTTGTAGCCATCCATAATGGAATTTTCTTTATTTTATCTTTTATTATACAATCTACTTTATATGACGAATATGCAGGATATTCTTGTTCATATTCTCCTATTTTTAATTCCTCTATTTCTTTTTCTTCTCTTTTTATAATTCCCATTATATCATATGTATCTGTTATTATATCTCTAATAATCCAAGTTTCATATTCTTTTATCCTATTACAAAACTCCTTTTTTCTATATACATCCTCTTCTGTCAATATAATTATATTTCCTCCCGCTAATGGATCCAATCTTCCCGCATATGATATTTTATTGTGTTCTATTTGATATTCTTTCTTAAATCTATTAATTAGTTCTGTCATAGTTTCTCCTATTCTCTTATTATATTCTATTATCATCTTGTTTATAAGTATTATATAATATATTTCTTTTTTCATTTTTTATTATATAATAAAAAAAATTGAAATTTATCATATATTAAAGCTTATAATAAAGGATTAAAATAAAGCTAATAAATACACAAAATGATGAGTATTAAAAGGCGTTTTGAAGTTGAAGATAGTAAAGAAATATATAAAACAGCTATTTTGAAAAATGCCATATATAAATCATATATTAGAAAAGTAGATGATTCCTCTAGTTTTATTTTAGAATTAACTGCAAATATGACCGAAATTTTAGATAAAGAATTTATGATTTATGATATTAATATTATTAAATTATCAGATGGATTTATTAAAGTTGTTTATAATCCGTGTTCATATCTATCATTTATTATTAAAGAAAGTAAAATATGTTATATTACTGTAGATATTAGTAATTATGTTATTCCCTATATTATTATTAATCAATTAAAAGAAATTTATGATATTTCAAATATTTTAATTATTTACTCTAAACCACTTATTAGTTATGAAATTTCTGAACTTCAAGAAAATATTAATATATTCCATATTATGTCTGAATGTAAAACTTTTATTAATTATATTATTATTAATAATTCCGAAAAATCCATAATTATTAATACCGATTTTGTTGAAAGAATCAAAAAAATTTATTCTGATTCTGATTTTCAATCTATTCTTATTACTACTTGCTCTCCTAAACCACTTAAAATTTCTTATGAAAAATCTTTCTCTTTTATTATGCAAATTAGCGGCTGTTTTTCAGATTATTCTAAATTTATTTAATTATTTATTTTAATTAAATAATAAAATCATAAACAAATAAATAAAAAATTAAAATAATAAATTTTGCGCCAGAATATCATTTATTAAAAAAAGTTTTAATTAAATAACTAAAATTATTAAAACTAAATAAATAAATAAATAAAAAATTAAGGATTAAAATAATAAATTATGGTGCAAGTTATATTTATAATATTTTTACTCTAAAAACTCCATAGAGATGTTGTAGGTAAATTATAAAAATTGTTTTTTAATACTTTATAAAGAGTATTGATGTTAGAATATATCATTTAATAATAATAAATAAAATATGAATATAAAAAAATGATAATTTGATATAAATATAATGATAATTTCAAAGACATATATAGATGATTTATTTAATATATTTAATATATTAATATCATTTTTAGCGATATATTTAATAAATATAATATATAATAATATGTACATATATAATCCGGTAATAATTTATATAATATTAGTGTCATATTTTATAATAATTTCGTTAAGTTTTTACATTATACATCAATTACATAAAATATTATATCTTCATTATTTAAAAATTTAATATTTATATATAGGTTTATTTTTTTTTTCTTACATATTATTATAAATGTCTGAAGTAAAACCCGAAGTTGATGATTTATCAGTTGAAGAATCCGAATTATCTCTTAACCAAGAAGGAGGTGCTAATAGAAAAAGCAAGAAATCAAGCAAGAAAGGAAGCAAGAAAGGAAGCAAATCCAGAAGAATGGTAATGGAAGGAGGTAAGAAGAAGAAAGCCAGCAAGAAAGGAAGCAAAAAAGGAAGCAAAAAATCCAGAAGAATGGTGATGGAAGGAGGAAAGAAGAAAGGAAGCAAGAAAGGAAGTAAGAAAGGAAGTAAGAAAGGAAGTAAGAA